ACGGACGTATGCGCGGGCGCGGTGATCAGCTACCATTCGGGCCATGGTGAGTATCGGCTGGTCGCCTGTGGGACGTGAGTCGGTGCTCGGCATCCTCGGCCGATGGCTGCGTCGGCAGGGCAGGGGCATCGGTGCCTTCCTGCTCGTCGCACTGCGCTTCGTGCTGGTCGTCGCCGCCCTGGGGCTGATCACGCTGGCCGCGTACGGCGTCGCCTGGCAGCTCGGCGCGCTCGCCGGCGGCGTGTCACTGCTGCTGCTGGAATGGGTCGTGAAGCGGCGATGAGGTCTCCAGTCGGCGAGCTGCTGACCACCGTGCGCACGCTGGTGCGCCCGCGCGCCGACGCCGCCGTGTCCTACGTCGGCCAGCGCGACACCCGGGGCGGCACCGGCGGTCAGGTGTCCGGCGAGCTCACCTCCGTGCAGGGCGGCGCGATCGAGGCGTTCGGCCAGAACGGCACGTTGTTCGCGATCATCACCAAGCTCGCGCAGGGCGTCGCCGCCACCGATTGGCACATGCATCGGCTGGCCTCGCCGAGCGCTCGGGCGACGGCCGTCTGCGAGCTGTGCGAGGCCAACGGCATGGAGTCGACCGGCGTGACCTACGTGCCGGAACACCCGGCGCTCGAGGTCTGGAGCAAGCCCAACGACTTTTTCACATCGTCGCTGCTGGTCGAATCGTTCGAGCAGCATGTCGATCTCGTCGGCGAGGGCTGGCTGGTCGTGACGTGGCTGGCCGGTCGGCCGATCGAGCTGTGGCCGGTGCGCCCGGACCGCATGGCGCCGGTCCGGGATCCGAAGAGGTACATCAGCGGCTACGTCTACCGCTCCCCTGACGGACAGATGATCCCGTTGCGGCTGGACGAGGTGCTCACCGTACGCACGCCCGCACCCTGGGACCCGTACCGCGGGGCCGGGGCCGTGCAGACGCTGTTCAACAACCTCTGGGGTGCCAAGTACGCCGCCGAGTGGAACCGCAGGTTCTTCGAGAACAGCGCCATTCCCGGCGGCATCGTCGAGATGCCGGTCAACCTGTCACCGACGGAGTGGACCGAGTTCCAGGAGCGTTGGGCCGAGTCGCACCGGGGTGTGAGGAATGCCCATACGGTCGCCATGCTGGAGTACGGCGCGAAGTGGGTCGACACCAAATACACGCAGAAGGACATGGAGTTCGCCGAACTGCGGCGAGTGAACCGGGAGGAGGTGCGCGAAGCCTTCGCGATGCACGGCCACGTCCTCGGCTTGAGCCAGGACATCAACCGCGCCAACGCCGACGCCGCCACCGCCGATTTCGGCCGCCGTCAGGAGGTGCCGCGACTCGACCGGATCCGCGACATGCTCAACGGTCCGTTCCTCAAGATGTTCGGCCCGATGGGCAAGGGCTATGCCTTCGCCTACGCGAACCCGGTGCCCGAGGACCGCGAGGCTGCCAACGCCGAGCGCGCTTCGAAGATCGCCGCGTACAACGGGCTGCTCGCCGCGGGCGTCGACCGCGAGGACGCGGCCCGGGTGGCCGGCCTCCCCGTCATGCGTGAGCGGATCGTCGTCGACGACAGCGTCGGCGCCGAGAAGGCAAAGGCGATGGCCGAGATGATCCAGAAGATCTACCTCGGTGTCGGCAAGGTCATCAGCACCGCCGAGGCGCGCGAGATCCTCACCGGTGCCGGCATCTTCACGTTGCCCGGTCCGCTCCCGCCGGAGCCTGCCGCGCCGGCGCCTGAGGGCCCGCCGAGCAACCGCGCACTGCCGTGGTTGCGATGAGCGCCGACCTCGCTGCCGAGACCAACCTCTGGCCGCTCGCCGCCGTCCTGCCCTGCGTCCTCGTCGCCGACGAGCCGGCCGAGGACGACGATCGTGCCGCCGAGGCTGAGGCGCTCGGCGCCCGCTGGCAGGAAGAGCTTGACGACGCGGTCATTGAGTGGGGACGGCGAGTCAGCCTTGAGCAGTACGCCGCTGCCGTCGAGGCCATCGAGGCCGCGGTGCGCGCCGATAACGTCGAGGCCCTGGCAGCCCTCACCGTGCCGGTCCTCGGCTACGAGCTGCTGGCGGAGTCCATGACCACGATGTACGGCGAGGGTGCCGCGTTCGTCGTTGCCGAGGCCGCCGAGGCCGGGGTGAAGATCAAACCTGCGAAGCCTGCAGCCGTCCTGCCCGCCTGGTTGCTGGTCCGTGCCGCGGCGACCGGCGCCGACTCGGGCCAGACCGTAGGCGCGTGGGCCTTGGCGATCGTACAGCGGATCGCCGCCCGGGTGGCGGCCGGACTCGCGGGCGAGGCGCTACGCCTGTTCCGGCCGGGCGTCAGCGTGGCGCAGGTGACCGACGGCGTACAGGACTACTGGGACGGACTCACCGACGCCGTCCCGCGCGAGAACATCGGCGCCGGGCTGTCGCGGGCGGTCAACCTCGGCAAACTCGACACCTACGCCGGCGCCGTGTCGAAGGGGTCGACGTGGCGCCTTGAGCTGCGCGCCGATGAGCGGCTGGACAGGAACACCTGCGGGCCTTGCCGGGACATCGACGGCACCGTGCTGCCCGACGCCGACGCCGCGGGCCTGGCCTACGGCGGGGCAGGCTACCTGTTCTGCAAGGGACGCGAGCGCTGCCGCGGCACGGTGCGCGGGGTCTGGACGAACAAGGCGCCGAAGAACGACCTTGACGCCGCTACACTGCGGAGCATGCTCGGCACGATGAGGGAGATCTAGGATGGCCGTCGACCTGGGGCGCGTGCGCGCGCTCGCCGACCGCGCCCGTGCCGTCGCCGAGACGCAGCGCTCGCGCGAGACGCACCGCGACGCGCTCGACCGTTCGTGGTACCGCATCGAGAACCGCACCGACCAGCCGACCGGACCGACGACGGACATCTACCTCTACGCCGAGATCGGCGAGTGGGGCGTCACTGCGCAGGATTTCGTCAACGCGCTGCGCGGTGTCGTCACCGGCACGATCACGATGTACGTCAACTGTCCGGGTGGCGAGGTGTTCGACGGCCTCGCGATCTACGAGGCGCTGCGTCGGCACCCCGCCAACATCACAGCCTTCGTCGACGGCATCGCCGCGTCGGCCGCGTCGTTCATCGTCCAGGCGGCCGACCGCGTGGTGATGGCCGAGCGCTCCAAGCTGATGATCCACGACGCGCACGGCTTGGCCATGGGCAACGCCCGCGACATGCGCAGCATGGCCGACCTGCTCGACGCGCTGTCCGACACGATCGCCGACATCTACGCCGAGCGGTCCAAGGGCACCCGCGACCAGTGGCGCGCCGCCATGCAGGCCGCCGAGGGCGGCCCCGACGGCACCTGGTACGACGCCAAGGCCGCGGTCAAGGCGAAGCTCGCCGATGAGGTCGTCGGCGGCGGCGAGGGCGACGGCAAGCCGGGCAACAGCGCGCCGGCGGTCGAGGTGATCAACGAGGCATGGTCCACCGATCATCGAATCGACGCGCAGTGGGACGCCGGCGCCTTCCTGCAGACCCTCGATGAGGTCGCGAACCCGGCGCCGCCCGTGGAGATCCCGACCGGACGTGCGCTGTTCGCCGGCCTGTTCGACCGTTAGCATGACCACCACCAAGAAGCAAGAGCAAGAGCAACAGGAGAGGACAGCATGCGCTCGTTCGCACTGAACCGGCGGGAGCGCAGGTTCCTCGCGTCCCGCGGTGTCAACGTCTCGGAGATCGGCAAGATCACCAACCGGATGGGCACCCGCCCGGCACCCGGCCCGACGCCCGGCCCGGCGCCGGAGTGGCAGGGCTCGGAGAAGCTGCCCGAGACGGTCGCCGACTGGGAGCACTACCTCAACACGTTGGGCACCCCCGAGGACTTCGTCACCGACTTCAACAGCGGCAAGTTCAAGGCCTCGCTCAACAGCTACGCCAACGCGCGCTCCAGGGAGCGTGAGGAAATGCTCGCGCAGATGCGGGAGCAGACCGAGGCGCAGCTGACCTCGTGGCTGAAGGAGAACCAGGGCGCGTTCCCGGGCAACGTTCTGAAGATCCCGAACCTGGACGAGTCGAAGGCGCGGGCCGGTGCCCGGCCGTCGCCGGTCTACAACAACCCGCGGGCGAAGGGCGCGCCGCTGGACGGCGTGTGGCCGGACTTCTACACGTACCTGCAGGACGTCTGGTACGCCAAGAACAACATGTCGATGTCCGTCGAGGCGCGCGCCCGCATGGACATCTACAACGCCTACAGCGAGAAGGTGCCCTCGGAGGGTGGCTTCCTCGTGCCGGAGGAGTTCCGGTCCGAGCTGCTGCAGCTGTCGCTGGACGGTGCCGTCGTGCGGCCCCGGGCGACCATCATCCCGATGGGCGCGCCCCGCATCCACATCCCGATGCTCGACGAAACCTCGCGCGTCAGCTCGGTCTTCGGTGGCGTGGTCGTGTACCGCACCGAGGAAGGCGCCGAGCTCACCGAGTCCAGCGCCTCGTTCGCGTCGGTCAAGCTCGACGTCACGAAGCAGACCGCGCTGTCCCACGTCCCCAACGAG